CTATCCCGGGGTTTCCTCCTTCATGTTGTGCTGGCGATGGAGAGCAGTACTGCTGACGCTGTCATGCCATAAGCGGGTATAGAGGCCGCCCGCAGATAACAGCTGTTCGTGGGTTCCGTATTCCGCAAGTAACCCCTTATCAATAACGGCAATCAGATCGCAGCGTTGCGCGGTGGTCAGACGATGTGCAACAATCAGCGCCGAGTGCTTCCCGGCATGCACGACATCTGTTAACGATGACATCAGTCGTTCTTCGGATGTGCGATCCAGACATGACGTGGCTTCGTCGAGCAGCAGGATGTGGGCATTCGCCAGTTGCGCGCGGGCCAGCGCAATCAACTGGCGCTGACCTGCGGGCAGATCGGCTCCGCCGTTATTCACCGGTGTCCGGAATCCCTGCGGCAGATTGCACACCATCTCATACAGCCCTGCCCGCTGTGAGGCAATTTCAACGTCTTCATTGGTGGCGGATGGCCGTGAATAACGAATGTTTTCTGCAATATCACTACTAAACAGTGCTACATCCTGATCGACAAGCCCAATCTGGCGACGATACTCAGTGAGCGAGGCATCATCGAGCATTTGCACACCGATTCTGATGTTGCCGTGCGTGGGGAAATACAACCCGGCAATCAGCTTAATCAGCGTCGACTTACCCGCACCGCTGCGACCGACGACCGCGACAACCATTCCCTCTGGGATCGTCAGGGTAAGTTTGTTCAGAGCTGGCTCGTGACTGTCGGGATAACTGAACGTGACCTCATCAAGATGCAGTGCACCGGTGACAGGGAGGACCGAAGAGGACCCGAGGTTCTCAGTGCCTTCTGTCGCCAGTAGTTCATCAATATGTTTGCCGCTGGCTGTCGCCTGCTGCCAGGCGTCGACAATCCCTGATAACTGCTGCACTGGCCCATAGAATTGCCCCAGCAACAGGAAGAAAGCCGCCAGTACCCCGGCAGTCATTTCTCCAGCGGCGACCTGCGAAGCTCCCACTAACAGAACAGCGGCATAGGAGGCCTCGGTGCAGAATGTCAGGAACGGAAAATAGACTGCAAGGTATTTTTGTGCTCGCACACGGGTTGCGCGGAAACGCTCCGATAACGCGCGCAGCCGGGCGCCCTCCAGTTCCTGCTGACCATGCGATTGCACGACACGCAGGCCAGAGACTTTTTCCTGCAGGGTGCTGTTGACTTTGCCTATTTCCAGCCGTGCCTGTGCATAAGCAGGGGTACTGAGGCGGCGATAAATCATGGTTGCCAGTGCGGCCACTGGCACTGCGCTTAATGCCGTCAGCGCCAGGAACGGGTCGAGCCAGAACATGGTGGCGGCGATTGCGAACATCGTCACCAGACTGGTGGCCGCACCGGCAAGGCCGTTTTGCAGAAAGCGGGCGAGAGAGTCCACATCAACGGTCATGCGGGTAAGACGCGAATCGGCATGCTTTTCATGCCAGGGGAGTCCAAGACGCAGCATATGGCCGAAGCTGCGCAAGCGCACCGAATGCTGAACTGATTCCGCCGCTCTGGCGGCGAAGACCGTCTGCAGAGAATAACTGCACCAGCCCACAATGACCAGGCACAGGGCGAGCAGGGCACAGAGGCCGATGATCGACATATCGCCTGCGGCGACACCGGAGTCAATGCCGTGCTGCAACAGTATCAGTACCCCTACGCCTGCCGCAGAATCGAGTGCGATCAGCAGAGCGGCGATGACGAACATCCACGCCACAGGCTTCAGTAGTGACGTGACTTTGCGACCTTTACCGGCCAGCGCCTGCTGTACTGCATTTTCCGGTACGCGGGTCATACGGGCGACAAAACCTTTATCCCCCGTATCCGTTACATCGTCTTGTGTCGCTGGTTCAGCCGGCCACAATTCGTTGTGGCTATTGTGGGACGTGGCCAGAAAATCGCTGTCGCCGGTCATCAGTGCGCGGAACGCCGGACAGCGCGCTTCAAGTTCTGCCGGGGTTCCGGTATCCACCATACGGCCCTTATCCAGCACCACAACCCGGCTGGCTAGCTGAAGTGTTGAACGCCGTCGGGCAATCACCAGCAGCATATGCCCTTCGTCAGCATAGCGACCCAGCGCGGTATTAATCTCCGCTTCCGTAACAGCATCAACCGCTGAGGTAGTATCATCCAGGATTAACACGTCCGGTGCAGTAATGAGCGCCCGCGCCAGCGCTATTCGCTGCCTCTGCCCGCCGGAAAGATTCGTACCCCGTTCGGTTAACAGGCTATCGAAGCCTTTCGGCAGGGCGTTAATAAAATCGCTGGCTCCTGCAGCAGCTGCCGCACGGCGAATGTCGTCCGCCGTTGCCTGAGGGTGGCCATAGGCGATATTTTCCGCCACCGTACCGGCAAACAGAAAAGCATCTTCAAATACGATGCCTACCCGGCGACGAAGCGCCTCCAGTCTGATATCGCGAAGATTTTGTCGGCCTTCGCTGGTGTTGAGCCATATCTTTCCGGAGCAGGGATCATAAAAACGCGCCAGTAGCATCAACAGGGTCGATTTTCCTGAACCCGATGCGCCCACCACCGCCACGGTTTCACCGGCGCGCAGGGAAAAGGAGATATTGCTGAGGATATGTCTGTCGCCATGGTGGTAGTCAAAGCTCATATTCTCCAGTTCCAGTCCGACAACCTGACTGTTAATCGACTCCGTCCCGTCCTCCATCTGTGAACGGGTGTCGATCAGTGCAAACACCCGCTCCACGGACGCCTGAGTGCGCTGTGCGATAACCAGAAACGATGCCAGTACGCGGGTTGGCCCGGTCAGCATCGCGAGGAAGCTGGCGAATGCAACGAAGGTACCGAGATCGATCCGCCCGTGCATGACCGACCACCCGCCGTAGCACAGCAGGACGATTTGCCCGAGCACCGGTAGCGCCAGCATGGTGGCCCCAGGCATCGCCTGCGAGATAACCGCACCGATGCGTACACGCACAATCTGCCGCGACTGCCTATCGAGCCAGTGCGTTTCACGCATCTCTGCCACACAGGATTTTACCACTGAGATCTGTGCCAGCACCTCGCGTATATGTTCGGTGAGATTCGCCAGTTGGTCCGAGGCCAGCCCGGTTTGCGCGAAGACCCTACGACGCGCACGAAGCGCGGTGATCGCCAGGCATACCAGTACGCACACGACGATAAGCGTCATGGCAGGGGACATCCACAGCATCACGGCAATGCCGGCAATGTAATAAGTGAACACTGCCAGCGGCACCGGGCACATCTGCAGCAGGGTATGCACCTGCTGCAGATCGCTGTTGGTCCGTGAAATCACCTGCCCGGTGCGCAGCGCATCCTGGCCTGCGCCGTCAAGTTTCTGAATACTGTCGAATACCCGTCCTCTGAGGGTATGCTGCACCCAGAGTGAGAGCATCCCGGCATAACCACGGCGCACATAGTTACCGATGAAATCAAAAAAAGCGATCAACAGTAACCCGCAGGCCAGCCACGGCAGGCGGGCCGGATTGCCCGCCAGTGCGTCATTCACAGCCTGTCTTGTCAGCAGTGGCGTCAGCGCAGCCAGCAAAATAGTCGATACTGACGCTACCACCACGATGACACTAAGTTTCTTACGTTCCCAGCACACGCGCGCTAGGCGAACTATCCATGACTGAGCCGGTGTGGGAGTGTGATTCGCAGGCATTAAGCCTCCTCCGTCTGTAAAATACGATCCACTGGCCGGATCGTTCCGCAAAAAAGCCAGCACGCTCCGGTCCCGCATTGTTATGGATGCATGACTCCTGGATGGGTGCTGGCATATGATGTCCATGCAGGTGTAGGTTTTGTAACCTGTTGACTATGCTTGTTTAATTACATCCGATCCCACAGCGTGGGGCATGGATGGGGCAAACTCACTCAATTTCTGGTTTAAAATGGATACCTGATCCTGATTGTTTTCTGCCATCCACGATCCGTAAACGCGATAAACCATCTGAGCATCAGAGTGTCCCATTTGCTTCGCGATGAAGTTAGGGTTAGCTCCAGCGGTCAAAGACCAACATGCATAAGTGTGCCTGGACTGATATGCTTTGCGGTAGCGAATCCCGGCGCGTCGCATTGCAGTTTCCCATGACTGATTAATCGACCCAACTGCATAATGGTGCCCGGCAAGGCCATTACGCGTAACGATTTGCGGATTGAAAACAAAAGTGCACGGATGCATTTCAGTTCGACCATACTCACGAAGTTTCACTTCAACCTGATACTGCTTACCAAGCCGTGTCATTTCAGCCTGATTCTTAAGCACGTCTATTGCAGGTTGAATAAGGTTGATAACACGGTTTGTTCCCGCTTCGGTTTTTGGAAGAGTGAACTCTTTCGTTAATGTGTGGTTTCTTCTGATCGTCATTGTCCCAGCCTTCAGGTCTATATCTTCCCATGCCAGAGAAACCAACTCTCCGTGGCGAACTCCCGTATAAACAGCCAGTGACCACATATTTTTTAATTGCTGATGCTTAAATGCGTTAATCAACCTGACAAATTCATCACGGGTTAACGGATCAGGTTCCGTTCGTGATCTCTTCAGTTGCGAAATGGCTGCGAACGGATTTTCTTTGATGTATCCGCTGTCGGCTGCGAACTGAAACATCCCCGCCATGGTGTTCATGTAGTTATTAACAGTTGGCACGGAACGTCCCTTAATGGGTGTTTTTTGCCCACGTTTCAGAACGTGATATCCGGTCAGCAAATCCTTTCGTATGAACAGTAGCTCTTCCTGAGTCACAGCAGATGCAAGTCTGTTGCCTCCGATTCGGGGAACCATATTTCTTACAATGGAGCTGTAACGCCCCATCGCATTGGTACTGATTTCCAGCTTTTTCAGATCCAGCCATTTCTCAGCCAGGTCTGCGACGGTAATTTCCTTACTTTCCGCACCAAATTTTCTCAGGTTGGGAGAGTCCGGAAACTGAGCGGCATAGTCGAAATTACCCGTCTTAATGGAAAAACAAACAGATGCTCGTAGCTCGCCAGCTATTTTCCTGTTTTTTGGTGTATCCGGCACACCGAGACTTTCCCGCACTCGTGTGCCTTTATACATGAACCATATGCGGAGTGATCCGCCATGGTTCTCAACGCCTGTTGGGTATGCTGTCTTAGCCATTGTTCCCTCCTGACGCCCAAGAGCGCATTAAGCATAAACGGTTCTTCATCGACGCGCACCAGGCTGTTTTTTTGACATACTCTCAACCCACTGGTCGATAGCCTTGCGGTTATACATGCATTCGCTGTTTTCTTTTGGAATACCGTCCGGTGCAACATGGAGATATTCACGACCGACAAGCCAGGATTGTTTACGTGCTCTCTCAATGGTTCCTGGGCGTAAACCTGTAATTTCGATCAGTTTTTGCTCTGTCACCCAGTCGTTGGGCACAATTAAGTTAACTTCGCTCATTGTTTTCTCCGGTGCTGGAATGAAAGGGGGGGTTAACATGCCTCATTGGGGTTGAGGCTGTGTGATTCCATGGTTAGTCCTTGCGTAGCTCGCTGATTCTTCTGTAAGTCTCTGGTGCTTTGTTACCGTACGTCTTCATTTCAGACTTCAACAGAGCAACGAGGGAATCCCATTCGTTGAGGATGCCTTTGAATGCCGGAACGCGCTTTGCAACCTTGTCGAATGAATCTCTGATTTCTGGAATCTGCTCAACAAGTGCAACGCATCGTCGGAAATCGGCTGCGTCATGTGGAGCGCCGAAGTGATGACCATAGATATTCTTTTTCAGTCCACATGCGATTGAGGCAAGAGTTGCGCTACTGATGCCAACATCGCCAGTTGATTGCCATTTCAAAACCTTCATAGCCAAATCTGACATTTCTTGTCTCCAATAAAAAAACCGCCATCAGGCGGCTTGGTGTTCTTTCAGTTCTTCAATTCGAATATTGGTTACGTCTGCATGCGCTATCTGCGCCCATATCATCCAGTGGTTATAGCAGTCGTTGATGTCCTCTGCTTCGATAACTCTGTTGAATGGTTCTCCATTCCATTCACCTGTGACTCGGAAGTGCATTTATCATCTCCATAAAACAAAACTCGCCGTAGCGAGTTCAGATAAAAGAAATCCCCGCGAGTGCGAGGATAGTTACTTGTTCATATTATTAATCGTCAATGTATTTTGAGCATTGTGGGCAATCATCGATCCCACAATACGATTCATATGCATCCTTTATTGCGTCGCGGGCTTCAGTAAGAGTATTGAATAAGTTGCAGCTATTATCTTTTTGATATAGGTAAGTTCCTAATTTATAAGCAGAAGAAGCATCATTTCCGCTGTCTAAAATCACATCGTTATGGATTCTGCACCTTGCAAGAACTCCTGATCCCATAAGGGTCTGCATAGCCCATTGCTCTTGATCTTCACACAAATCATGAATGCTCATTTCAACACCTCTCTTCACGTTTCACACACGTTAAGATTAACAGTGTTTTTACATGCTTTGGAAGATTTATTTTATAAAAACTCTTTTAATACAAATAGATATAATAGTTCACTATTATAGCTCCTTTAATCGAGGCGGTTCTGGTAGAGGCATCCAGTGGGTTACATCGCATTCAGGGATGCTGATATCATCACCAAGCCACCCTTGACCTTCAGACCAGCATTGCACGTAATACCTGTATTCTGTGTTCACTACGCACCACTGCGCGTCGTCCGGCATTCGCTCACTACAGCTTATCCAACCATCCGGAGTTACCGGAGAGTTGCCCGATGGCTCGTTCAACTTGCAAGTTTGGCTTACAGGTTCGGCTTCCAGTTCTGCTATGCGCTTTTTTGCTGCTTCCAGCTCGCCAAGCAGCGCCAAGACGGTAGCCGGATTGGCTGCGGCGATGAATTCAGCATTGGCCTGCTGTTCCATTTGGAAATCTTCATCGAAACCGCTTTCTGGATGCGCTCCCTCAATTCTGCAAATGGGAATATATCCAGCAACTTCACGATGAATTAGCGCATCATCACCATCAAATCGGTCCTCTCCATATTCGAGCGACCACACACCACACGTTGCTTTCTCTGCCTTTTCACGCAGTGCCTGATAGTCAATCTTGCTCATGTCACATCACCCTGAATCCATTGCATTTACGTAAAAAATCGCAGATATAGCCCTTCATTTTTTCATGCCAATCTCGATCATTCCCATTGCACCAACCATCAGGTGGAGTCCAGTTTTCTATCAGAGCAGCAATTTTCTTTGCTTTCGCCGGAGTAGCTGTTGCGGTATCGCAGTAATGACGAGTGTCAACAAACTTATCCATACCATCGATATCAAGTACGCAAAACCATGTGTGATTCGGCATTTCAACAGATGGTATTTGTTGCCCACGTCGACGTTTATCAATAAGACATACAGTCACTGGTTGCCTCCTTTGCGCAACATCGCATTCAGATATTTTTTGTCATTAACAGAACCGAAACTATTTCTCTTAAGCAATTCCTCTCTCGATGGCATTGGCTTTACGCGTTGGCGAATAATCATTTCTGCCGGAAGAATGCCGGGATTGTATGCAAGTCCTCTCATGATTTACTCTCCACGAACTGGTCAATAGCCATGCTAAGTGACATACCTAAAGTTTCGATATGTTGCTGAATATCCTGTAGCGTCTGCGCCTGAGATAACAGGATTTCACGGTTGCATAACTCTTTAACCAGATGCTCAAACTTGCTGTAATAACCGATACGGCTTAGTGTTTCTTTCCCTGCATTCTCGCCTTCTTTGATAATTCCTCTTTCATTAAGAATCAGGTCGTGTTTTGTTCCAGTAATAACGTATTTTCCGAGGTCGATGTTCAGCTTCATTGTTAATTACTCCATGTTAATTTATTCGTATGCCTGCTCTTTCTTCATCGAGTTTTTTTAGCTTGTATCGCATAGCTCTTACTGAATAAATTGAGCGGCAGGTTGCAATTGCTATTTCTTCTGCGGAGAACTTACCGAAAAGTGATACTTCGGCTCTTGTCCAGCGTCTTCCACGAAGTCGGCTAACAATGTCAGCTCCAATCCTTGTTGCTTTCGCCATTACTGCTTTTTCAGTCCTTTCCAGTTTTTCAGCGATAACTTCAACTGGCATTGTCGCAGCCACTTCGCGCAAGAAATCGACTTCCCATTTCTCCCATGGAGTCTTTTTCATAGTCGATACCGTTATTTGATAAGAAGTGAAGGTTTCCCAACTTTGAGTTGAGCGCCGGGGATATTTATTCCTGCTTTTAGTTGGTGTTTGATTGCCAGTTTGTCGGCTTTAATTGTCGTTTCGAACTCAACGTATTCAGGAGGAAGGGCGCTTGAGTCGATGATTTCTACAATTTCTGACGGTTTGCGGATTGTTACCTGGTGAATGCCTGCTCGAATATTTTTCTTGCCAACCATTTCAAGCGATGACGCTATATATGATTTGATGCTCTCAATCTTATTTTGAATTACTGCGGCTCGCTCATTCAGTGACTTTGCCTCTTCCTTGAGGCGTTCGGCATAACCAGATTCATTTTTAATGACGGAAAGAAGTTGCTCTATTTTATCGGTAAATTCTCCTTCCATGCCTTCTATTGTGTCAGCAATCATCTCTGGCTCTAAATCTGAATCCATCAATTTTGCGTATTCATTGGCTATTTCATATAGTTTGCTCACTGGCAACCTCCAGTTTCGCTTTGCATTCTATGTAAATGGCTTGTATGTTCTGCTGCAATTTCATTCCAGATGTCAGGCGATATGCTTCTGCAAAATATCTCTTCAAATCATCCATGTTTTCAGCCTGAGCCATTTCATCACAAAGAAGTTGTGCTTTATCCGTTATTTCCTGCTGGCGTTTCCGTTCATCTTCGCGGATATCTTCCTCTGATTTGTGCGGCATAACTGGTTCAGTCCATACACCTTCTTCTTCGTTTAGTACGTGAATAGCACTATCAAGACGTGATGCCTTAGGCCAATACTTGCTTGCACGCTTTACGACCGTCTTTCGCGCCATCTCATTCCAGTGATTTACCCATGGTCCTTTATCGCTGAATGCCGCCTTGCTTGTTTTCCTTACAGCCTCAATTTCAGCCAGACTCATCTCTTCCGTTAGATAATCACCTGCTGGCGTCTTAACTGTGCAGTAAACGCCAACGATATCACCACGATCACCGAAGGCGTTGTATTTATGGGTTGGTGCTTTATCAAGTCCGTTTGACTCATAAGTATCGTTAGCATGAACAAGCTTTGCCTGACCCCATGAGATAACACCAGACTCCATTGCAATATGTAGCAATCCCATATAGCTGATATCAAGGCAAACCATGCCGTCGCGCGGAACCAGATAAGCCAGTTTGCTAGCCGGGTTTAAGGTGATACCGATCGCCGCAACATTGATGATGGCGTTCTGTGCGCTGGTTGGATTTGCCAGTGCTGTTTTAGCCAGGTAATCATTTTTCTGGAAATACTGAATTGCAAACTGGCTTTCCTTAGCCCATGTCACCGTCTGTTCAGTCAATGCCCCGCAGAATAACTGCTCCTGCTGTTTAACGAATTCAACGATATTGCTCATGCTGCTTCTCCATAAATGTGTCTGCGTTTGAATATTGCGAAGGCATATTCAGCCTTAACTCTTTCGGTTATTGCATCCCAGAACCATTCAGCGGCTTTTTCCTGATAGTTACAGTCATCATCTTCCAGCCAGTCGATAGCGTCCTTAGTGTGTTCATCTGGTTTATATGAGCGAAGCATTTCGCTTATTGGGTCGCAACGTTTGCAGAGGCGATCAACTTCACTGTTGATTCGTTCGTAATCTTCATCAGTAAAACTTGCGATTATTTGCGATATTTCACGCTTATCATTCAGAGTCAGAATCATCATCTTTCTCCTGTTCTTTGTGCTGATTGAGCATTTTGTTCATCTGACGAATGAATTCTTCGTCTGACCAGTTATCTGTAAAACTCATGGACGGCCTTGTTGTTTCAAAATATCCCAAAGCTTTTCGAGCAAGCTTTTCATTCTTGGTTGTTTAAAGTCTGCTCCGGTTAAAATGTTTTTTCGTGAATGCTGTACCGATAAAATCGGGTTGAAAGGGCGAACCGATGCCGCCCCTGCAATAGCGAACTGTTGCATAGGATGCTCCTTCTGTTTGATTGCATAACGAAAACGCCTCGAGTGAAGCGTTATTGGTATGCATATAAAAAAGCCCTCACATTGGAGGGCAAAGAAGATTTCCAATAATCAGAACAAGTCGGCTCCTGTTTAGTTACGAGCGACATTGCTCCGTGTATTCACTCGTTGGAATGAATACACAGTGCTTCTCTGTGCTAAATAATTAAATCATATTCTGATTTGGTTAGTTTATAAGTACCTCCTCTGGTGTAATATGCAAATCTGTCTTTGCTTCCATCAGAATTGTATACCCATCCACCAAATGGAAAGATAGTGTCTATTTCTCCAATATCTTTTTCACAACTAAATGTCTTTCCATTTTTAGTTGAATATGACTTACCAACTGTCAACATCTTCGCCTCTGCTGTTTATGCCAAAAATAAAGGCCACCATCAGGCAGCCTTGTTTTTCTGTTTACCAAGTTCTCTGGCAATCATTGCCGTCGTTCGTATTGCCCATTTATCGACATATTTCCCATCTTCCATTACAGGAAACATTTCTTCAGGCTTAACCATGCATTCCGATTGCAGCTTGCATCCATTGCATCGCTTGAATTGTCCACACCATTGATTTTTATCAATAGTCGTAGTCATACGGATAGTCCTGGTATTGTTCCATCACATCCTGCGGATGCTCTTCGAACTCTTCAAATTCTTCTTCCATATATCACCTCAAATAAGTGGTTTGCTGCCTAATTTCATTTTCTGGCGACCAACACAAGTCACACCCATTTCACTGCGTGGCTTGCGGTAGTAAATACGGTTATTTATGTCATTAAAAACCAGCGTGAGCGTGGTTATTTTTTCTTTCCAAGAGATGGAAGACCTCCAGAATAATCTGGACCACTTGAACGATGCATTTGATACAATATTGCGTTTTTGTTGGCGTTTAGTGGCTTTGTTGCGAAAGAAATTTTTTCTCGTTTTACATCTCTTATCATCATCAACTCACGTTCTGATGCTTTTGGATGATAATCATTGATATGCTTCCATGCTGCCTTGGCGCTGAATTTTCTTCCACATAAAGGGCAATAGCATTTATATGATACTTGTTTGCTAGTCATTTCTATCTCGCCGTAATTGATTTCATTGACCTGTAACCAGCAGCATACAGTGCAACTTCAGGCAAACAAACGCTTCCGCCATTCGCATCTGTATTTGATTTACTGATGATGCCGAGTGATATTGCTTTTTCAGAAAGACTTAAACGCTTTCTCGGTTCTTCCTGAACAGCTTCCTCACTGTCTGTGCCGAAGATCGAATCGATGATGTTGCAGATGGAATCACGCTCGATAGCCAGCTTTCTGCGCCGCTCATGACGGCGAGTTTTGGCATTTCCTGCAAATGTTGATTTTCCGTACACGATTACCGTCATGATGTTTTCCTCATGTGAAATGGCTTTGGTGGTGATGCGCCAGGTGCTGATCTTCTGGTTGCTGTCGTTGCAGCTGCAACTCACATCACCGCCAAACCCATCTCGTTTGGTATCTGTTTGCGCTTTGTCAGCGCCCCATCGAAGTTAAAGAGCCTGCCAATCTGTTCCGTTTGGCTTCCAGCTTCCTGCTGATGGCTAAATAGTACGATGTGTACTTTATTGAGTCAATACAAAATGTTCTAAATGCGGTTAGTTTTTTATAACACTTTGTATTTTATTGATTTATATTTTGGAAAAAGAAAACCCGACGATAAGGTCGGGTTATTGTTGTGTGTTTTAGAGTGGTGAGGCTGTTAACTAAATGTCTCTTCAGGCCACTGGCTGGCGATAACTTTCCCTACTACGGAACAGCTATCATTGCATGGGATCATTGGATATTGCGGGTTTAGTGGTTGTAGGAACACCTGACCGCTATCCCTGATCAGTTTCTTGAAGGTAAACTCGTCACCACCAAGTCTGGCTATGCAGAAATCACCTGGCTCAACAGCCTGCTCAGGGTCAACGAGAATTAACATCCCGTCAGGAAAGCTTGGCTTGGATCCTGTTGGTGCGGTCATGGAATTACCTTCAACTTCAAGCCAAAACGCACAATCACTGGCTTTTTTGGTTGTGCTGACCCATCTCTCCGCATCACCTTTGGTAAAGGTTCTAAGCTCAGGCGAGAACATCCCGGCCTGAACATGAGAAAAAACAGGGTACTCATATTGTTTTTTAACGGGGGCAGATGAGTATTCGCCAACAGGTGAAAATGTACCGTCGTGGTTGAATGAGACGTTATCAATACCAAGGTATTTAAACACCACACCAATCTCGTCAAGAGATGGATGACGAGATCCGCGCAACCAGTGACCAATTCCACCCTGCGTCATACCAAGCTCTTCAGCTAACTTCTCTTGAGTTATGCCGAGTTCTTTCATTCTGGATCTAGCCAGTTCATACCATTTCATTTTCATATCCTTATTATTACGCTCTGTACTAAAACCATCCATGCACAAGATGTATTTTTTTGTTTGCATTCCAAAAGTACATATCGTATTATTGTTTCATGGTTACTATGGAGGGCATATGAGCAACCTACGAAAATATCGAGAGTCACTGAATATCTCTCAAACAACACTTGCTAAGGCGGTTGGATGCACACAGGGAGCTATCGGACATTGGGAATCTGGTCGTCGCTTCCCAGACCTTAAAACATGCCGTGCTCTTGTTGCGTGCCTAAACAAGTTAGGCGCAAAAGTCAGTCTTGATGACGTGTTCCCACCGGAACACAAAGCCGCTTAATAAGCGGATCCGCTCTTTATCAATCTGCACCGCCGACAACGCGGTAACTAATTAATCACTCATCGAAAGATGAGTATTAGTGATTATTTACCTATGGAAATAGTAAGAAATGGAACAAACAAGTTACAGCAAACTATCACAGCGCGACGTTGATCGCGCAGAAACAGATTTACTCATCAACCTGTCAACGCTTACCCAGCGCGGTCTGGCAAAGATGATTGGCTGTCATGAATCGAAGATCAGTCGTACCGACTGGCGGTTTATTGCTTCGGTCTTGTGTGCTTTCGGAATGGCATCAGACATCAGTCCGATTAGCAGGGCTTTTAAGTATGCGCTTGATGGACTCACCAATAAAAAACGCCCGGCGGCAACCGAGCGTTCTGATCAAATACAAATGGAATTTTAACAACATCCAACGAGGTAATTATATGCGAAACAAAGGCTTTAATCCACCTGATACACACAAAGAAGCTAAGCGTTTGCGCTTCCTTCGTTCCATTGATGAAAGAACTCAAATCTCTTTTGTGAAAGTTGCCAGAACTGAGCTTCTGAAGGCTGAGGCGAGGGCGTTGCTCCCGTCTCTACCAAAAGAGGAGGGATATACGTTCATTCCAAACGCATTTCTGGAAAAGCTTCTCAAAGAAGACATATCCGTAAGTCAGTTTAACGATGTTCTTAAGGTCTTTCGTCAAGGCAGGTAGTTATGAGCAATACAGCAAAAATCTACGATTTCAGCGCCGCACACGAGCGCAGGAGCAACAGGATGGAGAACCAGAAAACTGGTTACATTCCGTTGTACCGGAGCATTCTGAAACAGTCATGGGCGAAAGATGTTTATCTTCGCACCCTGTGGGAAAACCTTCTCCTGAATGCTGCCAGAAAGCCATACAAAGCGAATTTCAAAGGTCATGAATGGCATCTGCAACCCGGTCAACTGGTTGTGACAGCAGCTGATTTAGGTCTTCAGTTATGCGACAGGCATGGCAAGCCGGCAAGCCGTGATCAGGTTGAGCGGATGCTTCAGGTTTTTGTGAAAGAGGGGATGATCTCCATTGATGGAGAGAAGCAAAAAGGTCGTGTGATCACCATCACAAATTACCATGAATATGCTCAAAAAATGGACGATTCACCCGCACATGAAGCCGCACAAACAACCGCACATGAAGCCGCACATGATGAAGCCAGTAATGGCGCGGCTTTCAGCGTACATGCCACACATGAAAGCGCACATGAAGCCGCACAAACAACCGCACATCATGAACAAGAAGGTATTAACAAGAATATAAATAATACCCCCCTACCCCCCAATGGGGGAGGCGATGGGCAGGTTAAACCTGAACGTCGCAAGGCAGAACGAATCGACTACGAATCCTTCCTGAACGCCTACAACACCGAAGTCGGTGACAGACTGCCACACGCTGTTGCGGTCAACGAGAAACGAAAACGCCGCCTGAAGAAAATCATCCCGCAACTGAAAACGCCAAACGTTGACGGTTTCAGAGCGTATGTCAGGGCGTTTGTGCATCAGGCTAAGCCGTTTTACTTCGGAGACAACGACACGGGCTGGACGGCCGATTTTGATTACCTGCTGAGGGAAGACTCGTTAACGGGAGTTCGGGAAGGGAAGTTTGCAGACAGGGGGATTGCATGAGACAGGATATCGAAGCGAGCGTTATCGGTGGCCTGCTGATTGGTGGATTAACTCCAACCGCCAGCGACGTTCTGGCAACGCTGGAGCCGGAAGCGTTTTCAATTCCGCTCTACCGGAAAGCCTTCGAGGTTATCCGCAAGCAGGCGCGAAACAGAAACCTAATCGACGCACTGATGGTTGCCGAGGCGTGCGGAGAGGAGCATTTCACGTCAATCCTGATGACCAGCAAAAACTGCCCGAGTGCCGCAAACCTGAAGGGATATGCCGGAATGGTCGCGGATAACTATCACCGCCGTCTGGTGCTGGAAATCATGGATGAAATGCGTGAACCAATTCAGAGCGGAACCATCGACGCATCGAGTCAGGCGATGGATGAACTTGTAAAACGTCTCTCAGCCATCAGAAAGCCCCGTGACGAGGTAAAACCTGTACGGTTAGGGGAAATCATTACTGACTACACTGACACGCTTGACAGGCGTCTGAGGAACGGAGAAGAGTCAGATACCCTGAAGACCGGAATCGAAGAACTTGATGCCATCACCGGAGGGATGAACGCGGAAGACCTGGTGATTATCGCTGCTCGTCCTGGTATGGGGAAAACCGAGCTGGCGCTGAAGATTGCCGAAGGCGTTGCAAGCCGCGTTATTCCTGGTTCTGACGTCCGGCGCGGGGTATTGATTTTCTCAATGGAAATGAGCGCATTGCAGATTGCAGAGCGAAGCATTGCCAACGCCGGGAGAATGTCGGTTAGCGTGCTGCGAAATCCTGCATCGATGGATGACGAGGGCTGGGCACGTGTTGCTAACGGCATGAGTCAGCTTGCGGATTTGGATGTATGGGTAGTCGATGCCTCGCGGTTATCGGTCGAAGAAATACGCTCAATCGCAGAACGGCACAAACAGGAAAATCCAAACCTGTCACTCATCATGGCGGATTATCTTGGCCTGATTGAGAAGCCGAAAGCAGATCGCAACGACCTCGCAATTGCTCACATCTCCGGAAGCCTTAAGGCGATGGCGAAAGACCTGAAAACGCCTGTTATCTCCCTGAGTCAGCTTTCACGCGATGTTGAGAAGCGACCAAACAAACGCCCGACAAACGCAGATTTGCGTGATTCAGGAAGCATTGAGCAGGACGCAGACTCAATCATCATGCTCTATCGGGAAGCGGTATATGACGAGAACAGTAGCGCCGCGCCATTTGCTGAAATCATTGTGACGAAAAACCGTTTTGGCTCGCTTGGTACGGTTTACCAGCGGTTCTGTAACGGACACTTTGTTGCATGTGACCAGGATGAAGCCAGACAGATTTGCACAGCATCAAATGCACCTGCTGCGCGTGGCAGACGATATGCACAAGGGGCGGACGTATGACCATCTACATCACTGAGCTAATAGCATGGTTATCGTTACTAATGGTTCTTACTGTATATATTATTAAGTATATTCTTTATGCGAATAAAAAAACTAATTGATCACGATGAGCTTCTGTCAACATTATCATATGACTCAGAAACAGGAATATTTAAATGGCTAAAAACAAATTCAGTAGTAAGAGTAAAAGGTAGTATTGCTGGAGGTGTTAGTGGTGGTTATATATGCATTAGCATAAATAATGTTTTGTATTATGCGCATAGACTTGCTTGGTTCTATGTATACAAAAAATGGCCTCCTAAGTTTATTGATCATGTAAATGGGAACAGACTTGACAATAGGATTTCAAATCTAAGACTGGCAACAGAAGAGCAGAATGCAAGAAACATTGTAGGGAATAGATTAAACACATCCGGTGCAATTGGAGTGTCTTGGTATAAGCCAACTGGCAGGTGGAAGTCTTATGTTGGTTATAAAAATAAGACAATATCGTTAGGGTATTTCGATAGCAAAGAAGATGCAGCATTCATAGCAGCACTAGCAAGAAAGAAACTATATGGAACTTATGCGAGTAAAGCACTTAATTGCGAGCATGAGCTTTTATCTCAATTTAATAATGATGAGGATAAACTTGCGGAATATCTTAAGGAAAAATCTAAAAGGACTCGAAAGCGTGTTAAAAACAGATAAAGGCCTGCTGGTAATCGCAGGCCTTTTTATTTGGGGGAGAGGGAAGTGTGGCTGACTGGCAAATTCCAATCATCATTCTTGCCGGAGCTTCGCTGGTTGCTGGCTTTATCCTTCTGAAAAAGCATAAAGACCGTGATCAAAAAGTCGAAGTTCTCTATGGGTATCCAGCGAACAGCACAACATGGCTGACCATTTACCACTACCGAAAATCAGGCCGCTGGGTATTCGAATGGGATGATCTGTTCGCTGAAAAGCGACCAAAGTCATGGGGAGACATCAGCGAATGCGTGATGTTTGAAGAAAGAAAATCCGGCGCAACCCGAGAAGAGTTTAACGAAGCGTGGGCGCGATTAAGTGAGAGAGGGTATTTGTGAGCAAGTACGAAAAATTAGATCAAAACATTCTTTCAATGCTGAGTGAAAGACCAACACCTGTTTTTGATATCTGGCTTAAATGGCGGAGCAATGGAATGTATATCGAAACCATCGATCGCCGTATGCAATACCTGAGAAAGAAAGGGCTTGTTGCAAATGTGCGTGGGAAGGGTTGGGTGAAAATTAACCTGTCATAACGGGGATTGATATGGACGAATCAAGAAAGAAGTTTGAGGAATACGTTGCCAAAAAATTGAGATTACCATTCGAGATGATAACCGAGGCAAGAAATGGTGATAGGTACTTCGCATTTTCAAGCATGGATATTCGTCACTCCTTAAATGAGTGGTGGGCTTTATGGCAGGCATCGCGAGCAGCTATTGAAATAACCGCGCCAAAGTTTATCGACAGCAGAGAAGCATTAGCCAAAGGGTTTACTGTTGATTATTCCAATGGCTTCGGTGATGCAATGGATGCTTATGAGGAAAACATCCGCTCTGCTGGAGTCAAAGTGAAGGAGTAACGATGAAGCAAACAATCTTCCTCCGAACTAAGCAACAACAGCAAGCTGCAATAAATGCCATCCTCGCAACACCACTCGATAAAGACAAGCCAGTCACCATCCGCATTACTGACTACAAGCGAAATCTTGACCAGAACGCAAAATTTCACGCGATGCTGGCGGATATCGCTCGTCAGGTTCAATGGTGCGATAAGTGGTTAAAACCAGAACAATGGAAGGTTTTGTTGATTAGCGGTCATGCAGTGGCAACAAAGCAGGAAGCTGATGTTTTGCCCGGGCTTGAAGGCGAATACGTCAACATTCGCGAAAGCAGCGCGCAGATGAGCGTGAAGCGTATGGCAAGTCTGATCGAGTACACAACAGCATGGGCTATTGGTCAGGGAGTCAGATTTACCGACAGGAGGTACGAATGAGACGACAGCGACGAAGTTTCACCGACATCATCTGCGAAAACTGCAAATACCTTCCAACGAAACGCACCAGAAATAAACCCAAGCCAATCCCAAAAGAATCTGACGTAAAAACTTTCAATTACACGGCTCATCTGTGGGATATCCGGTGGCTAAGACATCGTGCGAGGAAATGACAATGCTTTTAATTCAACCTGGATTTGGCCTTAGCATCAAAAAAGGGCACATGTTTGGCGAGAAAGAGTCACAACGAAAAATGGTGTCTATCCGGTTGCCATTTATCAGTATTTATTGGCTAAACAGGGAGGCAACAAATTATTGGTATACATGTGCCAGAGCAGCATTTAACGACCCTGACTGGTTTGTGAAAAACCACCACGCAGTTCGTCAGGCAAAGAGAAAGGCCAATACGACATACATGAAGGCGTATCGAAAAGCATGGAAAGAACACCGCGATCGATACCAGCAAGACATGGAAAAGCTTGAATCAGAAAACATGGAATTAAGACGAAAGCTTGGTGAAGCAAAACGAGACATTGATGCTTACAAGCGACTTTTTAATGGTGAAAGCCATGCTTAGTCCATCCCAATCTCTTCAATACCAGAAAGAAAGCGTCGAGCGAGCTTTAACGTGCGCTAACTGCGGTCAGAAGCTGCATGTGCTGGAAGTTCACGTGTGTTCCGATTGCTGCGCAGAACTGATGAGCGATCCGAATAGCTCAATGTACGAGGAAGAAGACGATGAGTGATTACCTGAAATGGTATCTCTGCCACCGCTGGTTAATTAAGTTTGCTGTAAAAGACTGGATGACAGCGGATGCCAACAAGCTTAAGCAAAGAAAGGACTATTACTACGCCAGAATGAAGGAAAACTACTGCTCAATTCGCACTCGCATATTTATTAAAAAAGACCTTCAGTCAATTCTTCAATTGCGAGGGAAGGTAAATGGCTAACCTACGCAAAGAAGCACGCGGCAGAGAATGCCAGGTACGTATTTACGGCGTATGCAATGGCAATCCTGAAACTACAGTTCTGGCACATTATCGGATGGCTGGAATTTGCGGAACTGGAATGAAGCCTGACGACCTGATCGGCGCATGGGCTTGTAGCGCGTGTCACGATGAAATCGACCGACGCACCCATAACCTCGACAACAAAGACGCCAGACTTTACCACCTGGAAGGCGTGATCAGGACGCAGGCGATACTGCTGAAGGAGGGGAAGATTAAGCCATGAACGAATATCAGTTTGTGCTTCCATACCCGCCGTCGGTGAACACCTACTGGCGAAGACGGGGAAGCCAATACTACATCAGCGATAAAGGCCAGAAATACCGAAAAGACGTTCAGCAAATCATCCGCCAACTTAAGTTAGACATTTTCACCAAATCACGACTCCGCATCAAAGTCATCGCAGACGTTCCAGACTCCCGCCGCCGCGACCTCGACAACATCCTGAAAGGTTTACTCGACTCCCTTATCCACGCCGGATTTGCGGAAGACGACGAGCAATTCGATGACATTCGCGTAATTCGTGGTGTGAAAGTACCAGGCGGAAGGCTTGGAATAAAAATCACCGAACTGGAGAACGTATGAACGCCACAATTCAAACGATACCAGAGCTTCTTATCCAGACACGAGGCAATCAGACCGAAGTGGCGAGGATGCTTTCCTGCGCAAGAGGAACAGTGCTCAAGTACAACCGAGACAGCAAAGGCGAGCGTCACGTAATAGTTAACGGCGTCCTGATGGTCAAACAGGGCAAGAGGGGAAGACGATGAGTATAAGAGAACTAAACCTCACCAAAGAACAGCACGATTGGCTGAATGGCTGGCTTGAACTGTGGGGCGCATGGGTTTATTCAGGCCGCCTGGAAAAGCGCATGAGCAGCGTAATAGCGAAGTTCATGGAGAGCGTAGAGCCGGGAAGAGTTATGACAAGGCCAATGTGTAATGATGATGATGGAATGTTGATTTCTCAGGTCGTCGATTCCGTGATGTACATTGACAAGAAAGCCTTTGGCATCCTCCTCAGCTACTACGCTCATGGTTCATCTAAGCGAGCAATTGCATCCTACTATCACGCGACTGCAAAGCCACGCAAGATGTGTGGGCGTGGTGGCGAGGGATGGAGAAAACCTTCACTGGCAACCTGTAGAAACGAAATTGACGATATCCTGAAAGCGTCATTATTTGTTTTGTACCAACCAATGCAAAATGCTTTCAAAATGCGTAAACGTGTTGAGAAAGTTAAGCATGTTGCTGTTAAAAGCCTTGACATGCAATTAGCCATTTAGCCATAATATTCACATATGCTGCTGCTTTTGTATTCAGCAACCATCACAAGCCCACCTCCTGTGGGCTTTTTTGCATTCGCGTGCAATCAAAACAAGAGTCTTAGTGATATGGGCCTGAGATATGGTGGTGGAAACATCGCTCCGCTCTTGGCTGTCATATCTACGCGAACAGGCTCTATCCCTAAGGTAAAGCGATGAAAGAAATAAAATTAACGCCAGAAATGGTGCTTTCTGTTGTTGATTACAATCCATCATCAGGCGACTTTCACTGGAGATGGAGGCAGGGGAGAGAGAGGACCACTTTGACATGGAACTCTCGTTTTGCTTTCAAGAAATGCTCATCAATAAATTCTGATGGGTATTTAATGATTATGATTAATGGTAAAGCATACCCTGCTCACAGACTGGCATGGTTGATTGTTTATGGCACCATGCCCGATGGTTTTATTGATCACATCAACAGGGTAAGAACAGATAACCGGATATCAAATCTTCGTCTTGTCACTCATTCCGAAAATATGCAAAACAGGAAAATTCAGAAGAATAATAAATCTGGATACCGTGGCGTGTCTTGGGATGCTAAGTACGGGAAATGGAGAGCAAGAATTAATGCGTCTGGAAAGTGTATTAACCTTGGATACCATGACACTGCCGAACTTGCCGCTGCGGCTTTTGAGGCAGCCAGAATGAAATATCATACCGTTTAAAGATGTAAGCTGCCGTTAGTGACTCTTAAGTTGCAACGGTGGCTTTTTTGTTTGCACAACAGGTAAGAGCATTGAACCCGCAGACCTCGCGGAATTGGTGAAAGGTGCCGCGCAGTACTCTTATCGTTGTGGTGAATACGCAGGCTGATGCGTTAATCAGGTGAACGAGACACCCGCCGGTCCGTGATATGGCACACCGTGCCGGTCATATCTGCCGCGGTTAGGTTTACGAGGATTTCGTAAAGCTGGTCTAGGGTGAAGCCGTGAAAGCGGAGGAAGTAAAACGAGGCGTCGGTACACGCCTATCGTCATTAAGTCGGAGTTCAGCACCGACCGCCACAACCCAAACTGAGCCGTAGCCACTGGCTGTCCTGAATTCATCAGTGATAGTTATGCTGCGGCCTTCTACACATGACCTTCGTGAAAGCGGGTGGCATGAGGTTGCGCTAACAACCTCATGCCGTTTTGCCCGTGCATATCGGTCACGAACAAATCTGATTACTAAACACAGTAGCCTGGATTTGTTCTATCAGTAATCGACCTTATTCCTAATTAAATAGAGCAAATCCCCTTATTGGGGGTAAGACATGAAGATGCCAGAAAAACATGACCTGTTAGCCGCCATTCTCGCGGCAAAGGAACAAGGCATCGGAGCAATCCTTGCGTTTGCAATGGCGTACCTTCGCGGCAGATATAATGGCGGTGCGTTTACAAAAACAGTAATCGACGCAACGATGTGCGCCATTATCGCCTGGTTCATTCGTGACCTTCTCGACTTCGCCGGACTAAGTAGCAATCTCGCTTATATAACGAGCGTGTTCATCGGCTACATCGGTACTGACTCGATTGGTTCGCTTATCAAACGCTTCGCTGCTAAAAAAGCCGGAGTAGAAGATGGTGGAAATCAATAATCAACGTAAGGCGTTCCTCGATATGCTGGCGTGGTCAGAGGGAACAGATAACGGACGACAGAAAACCAGAAATCATGGTTATGACGTCATTGTTGGCGGAGAGCTATTCACTGATTACTCCGATCACCCTCGCAAAGTTGTCACGCTAAACCCCAAACTCAAATCAACAGCGGCCGGACGTTACCAGCTTCTTTCCCGTTGGTGGGATGCCTATCGTAAGCAGCTTGGCCTGAAAGATTTCTCTCCGAAAAGCCAGGACGCTGTGGCATTGCAACAGATTAAGGAACGTGGCGCTTTACCGATGATTGACCGCGGTGATATTCGTCAGGCAATCGACCGTTGCAGCAATATCTGGGCTTCACTGCCGGGCGCTGGTTATGGTCAGTTCGAGCATAAGGCTGACAGCCTGATTGCAAAATTCAAAGAAGCAGGCGGAACGGTCAGAGAGATTGAGGTATGAGCAGAGTAACCGCGATTATCTCCGCTCTGGTTATCTGCATCATCGTCTGCCTGTCATGGGCTGTTAATCATTACCGTGATAACGCCATGACCTACAAAGAGCAGCGCGATAAAGCCACATCCATCATCGCTGACATGCAGAAGCGTCAACGTGATGTAGCAGAACTCGACGCCAGATACACAAAGGAGCTTGCTGATGCTAACGCGACTATCGAAAGTCTCCGTGCTGATGTTTCTGCTGGGCGTAAGCGCCTGCAAGTCGCCGCCACCTGTGCAAAGTCAACGACCGGAGCCAGCGGCATGGGCGATGGAGAAAGCCCAGGACTTACAGCAGATGCTGAACTCAATTATTACCGTCTCCGAAGCGGAATCGACAGGATAACCGCGCAGGTTAACTACCTGCAGGAATACATCAGGACGCAATGCCTTCGATGATAGCGATAATTTTACTCATCATCCTTCACATCTGGCTCTGTAGACAGGGTGGTGATCACTTCTGGAGTAAATCCAGATTAAACATCTCATTGCTGATGCTTGATATTGAGCATCTGGCGCGCTGTAAGGGGCTGCGTTGAGATAAGAGCCAGTTCATTACAAAGCCCATCTACGGGTGGGCTTGATAATGAAACCGTGATTTACATCCCTCACAATCCAGGTATGTAAAAGCTGGATCATGCGAGAACGGATTTAACTAAATCTGTGCACCACCAGTTACGGCAGTACAGCGAAACAACCCAAGCCAGTAAGTGGGGAAATAACACTGGCAGCCACTGAAAGATGAACCTCCTGCCTTATGGCAAAAAAGATTCTTTGTGGTGGCGGACTGATGGAAAGACATCCTAATCAAGCAACCACTCCACAGGGTCATAATTATGAACGACCAGCAAATCGAAAAAGAAATCGTTGAGAAAGGCAAAACGGCACCGCGAATCACCCCGCAGCACATCGAAGACGTGATTAAAAGCGAGCATTACTTTACTGCTTATGATGGACGTAATGGTGCCATTTCCAGCAACGAATATTGTGGCAGAGAAAAACCAGAAGAAGGCGATCGTGATTTATCACCATTGAAGTTGCTCACTTTCTGCGTACTGGTGCTGAAGAATGGCTTCACCGTCACCGGAGAGAGCGCCTGTGCAAGCCCGGAAAACTTTGATGCAGAAATTGGTCGGAAGATTGCCCGGCAGAATGCTGTAAACAAAATCTGGATGCTCGAAGGTTACTTGCTGAAGCAGAAGCTAAGCGAACAGTAGTTATTACAAAAGCCATTCCCTACAGAGTGGCTTTGATAATGGCTTATACCCTACACGGGATAACTTAACTGATATCCCTTTTAACGGATAAACGGAGCCAATAATGGCAGAGATTATTCCCATGACTGAAGAACAGAAATTCCAGTTAGAGATTTACAAGCTGGTCATGAACCAGAACGCAGCCGCAGAAGAAGCATTTCAGTTCATTGGCACTGACGAGCTGAGGCTTGAGCTATTCAAAATTCACTTCCAGTCAGGTGGCGCTAATTCGGATATCACGATCCGCACATTTGAAGCGGTGCGTAAATCGAAGGAAGCGTTAGACCTGTTCACTACCGGAGCATAAACATGGCGCGCCCAACAAAGTATCAAGAGGCGTACGCCGAACAGGCACGCAAACTGTGCTTGCTGGGCTACACCGATGCAGAGCTTGCTGATTTCTTCGAAGTTAGTGAGTCAACTATTAACAAGTGGAAGCTTGATTATCCTAAGTTTTCGGAGTCCATAAAAAAGGGTAAGGCCGTCGCTGATGCAGAAGTTAGTGATCGTCTTTATCAACGCGCTATGGGCTTCGTGGCTCCAGACATCGATATTCGTGTTATTGAAAACAGAATTGTCGAAACTCCGCTTGAGAAGTATTACCCGCCTGATACAACCGCCGCCATCTTCTGGCTTAAGAACCGACAGAAGGATAAATGGCGCGACAAGGTTGATCACGAGCTAACAGGCAAAGACGGCGGCGCAATCCAGATTGAAACATCACCGATGAGCAATCTATTCGGAAAATGACCTCGATTAATCCTATCTTTGAACCGTTCATTGAGGCGCATCGCTACAAAGTCGCCAAAGGCGGTCGAGGTAGCGGTAAGTCATGGGCAATTGCGAGGCTTCTTGTTGAAGCGGCGCGTCGGCAGCCTGTGCGTATTCTCTGCGCTCGTGAACTGCAAAACAGTATCAGCGATTCAGTAATCCGGTTGCTTGAAGACACCATAGAGCGGGAGGGGTATTCGGCTGAGTTTGAAATTCAGCGTTCCATGATTCGTCATCTCGGAACGAATGCTGAGTTCATGTTCTACGGCATCAAAAACAACCCGACGAAGATTAAATCGCTCGAAGGCATTGATATCTGCTGGGTGGAAGAAGCGGAAGCGGTAACAAAGGAATCGTGGGATATCCTGATACCAACCATCCGCAAGCCGTTCTCTGAAATATGGGTGAGCTTTAACCCGAAGAACATCCTCGACGATACCTATCAGCGATTCGTTGTAAATCCTCCCGATGATATTTGCCTGCTGACGGTGAACTACACCGACAACCCGCATTTTCCTGAAGTTCTCTGTCTGGAGATGGAAGAGTGCAAACGCAGAAATCCGACACTGTATCGTCACATCTGGCTTGGTGAGCCGGTAAGCGCAAGTGATATGGCAATCATCAAACGTGAATGGCTTGAAGCTGCTACCGATGCGCACAAGAAACTCGGATGGAAAGCGAAAGGCGCTGTTGTCTCTGCGCATGACCCATCAGATACAGGGCCAGATGCTAAAGGTTATGCATCGCGTCACGGTTCGGTGGTTAAGCGCATTGCCGAAGGTCTACTGATGGACATCAACGAGGGTGCTGACTGGGCTACTTCTCTGGCGATTGAAGACGGCGCTGACCACTACCTGTGGGATGGCGATGGCGTTGGTGCCGGGCTACGCAGACAGACAACGGAAGCATTCTCCGGTAAGAAAATCACCGCCACGATGTTTAAGGGCAGCGAATCGCCGTTCGATGAAGATGCACCGTATCAGGCCGGAGCATGGGCTGATGAAGTCGTGCAGGGCGACAACGTTCGCACTATTGGCGATGTGTTCCGCAATAAGCGAGCGCAATTCTATTACGCGCTGGCTGACAGGTTGTATCTGACATATCGGGCGGTTGTCCACGGTGAGTATGCAGACCCCGACGACATGCTGAGCTTCGACAAAGAAGCGATAGGCGAGAAGATGCTGGAGAAGCTGTTTGCAGAACTGACGCAGATTCAGCGCAAATTCAATAACAACGGGAAGCTGGAGCTAATGACTAAGGTCGAAATGAAGCAGAAGCTCGGTATTCCATCTCCTAACCTGGCTGATGCGTTGATGATGTGTATGCATTGCCCGGAGTCGGTTGCGCAACCAGACTATTCCAGTTACTCAATTCCTTGTGGTGTAGGTTGATATGGCAGAAAAAAAGATGACTGACTGGCATCGCAAGGTGCTGTGCAACTTTGATAATGCCTGGTCAGCAACGCAGGATATGCGTGAGCAGATTATTGAGGCTCAACGTTTCGTCCGGGTATCCGGCGCACAGTGGGAAGGCAGCACAAACGCTGGTTACTCATTTGATGAAGGCAGGTTTGAGCATTATCCGCGCTTTGAACTGAATAAGATTGCCCGTGAATGTGATCGCATCATTGGCGAGTATCGACAGAATCGCATAAGCGTTAAATTCAGGCCGAAGGACGATAAGGCATCGGAAGCGTTAGCCGAAAAGATGAACGGCAAATTCCGCGCTGACTATCAGGAAACATCCGGTGGCGAAGCGTGTGATAACGCATTTGATGATGCTGTAACGGGCGGATTCGGTTGTTTCCGCATGTGTGCCGATTACGAAGATGAAATGGACCCAAGTAACGAGCAGCGACGCATCAGCCTTCTTCCTGTTTACGACCCAGCGACATGCGTTTTCTTCGATCAGGACAGCAAGCAATATGACCGCTCTGATGCTATGTGGGCTATGGAAATGTTCTCCATGACGCCTAAAGCGTTCGAGGCTGAATACCCTGATTCCATCGCGGCAAGCCTTTCTCGTGATGACACTGGTACTCAGTATGACTGGTCAACGCCCGATGCCATCTATGTTGGACGCTACTACGAAGTTCGCATAGAGAAGGTGAAGCTCACGGCGTGGCGCAACCCTGTTAGCGGAGAAACGGCAATTTATGATGAAGAGCAAATCAAAGATATTGTCGACGAGCTGACCGATGGTGCATTCGAACTGATTGGCGAGCGAACGGTGAAGAAGCGCCGCGTTTATTGCGGTCTTCTGTCTGGCGCTGAATGGCTGGAAGAACCGAAGCGTATTCCGGGCGAACATATTCCTCTCATCCCGGTATATGGGCGTCGATCATTTGTTGATAATCAGGAGCGAATCGAAGGTCACGCAGCAAAAGCGATGGATGCACAGCGTCTTGAGAACCTGATGGTTTCCATGATTGCAGATAACGCTACTCAGGCTGGCGGTGATGGCATTCCTATCGTGGATGTTGATTTCATTCCCGGTCCATTAATGAATTACTGGGCAGAGAGGAATAAGAAAAGACCTGCAGTTCTTCCCATGACCAGCAAGAAGGACAAAAACGGAACGGTCATTTCAGAGGCTCAGGTTGCTGGCTGGACACCTCCGACACAAATGCCTCCAGCTCTTGCCGGGCTATTGCAGTACACCGGAACGGCTATTCAGCAAATTACAGGTGCGTCGCAGCTTGAGAACATGCCGAGCAACGTCGCCACCGATACCGTTGATAGCATTTTTAACCGGATGGACACGCAGTCCTATATCTACATGGACAACATGGCTAAATCCATGCGTCGCGCTGGCGTTGTGTGGCTTTCTATGGCGCGTGAGGTCTATGGCAGTGATACGCCGATGCGTATCGTTAATGAGGACGGCAGCGATGACGTGGCGCTAATGACTGGTGAAGTGGTTGACCGTCAGACAGGGCAGGTTATCGCGCTTAACGACCTTTCGCAGGGTAACTATGAAGTGACTGTCGATGTTGGTCAGTCGTTCGCTACTCGCCGTGATGCAACGGTTAAGTCGTTACTTTCCATGCTGGCACTTATCCCGCCCGGAACGCCGAAACACGACCTTGTATCGTCGATGATCCTCGACAATATGGACGGCGAAGGGATGGACGACCTTAAAGAATACAACCGCAATCAGTTGCTTCTGTCTGGCGTTATCAAGCCGAGAACGCCTGAAGAACAGCAGATGGTTGAACAGGCGAAACAACAACAGGCCAGTCAGCCAGATCCGGCTATGGTTGCTGCGCAAGGTCAGCTTCTTGCTGGTCAGGCTGAATTGCAGAAAGCGCAGAACGAGCAGGCAGCCATTCAGGTTAAAGCATTCCAGGCACAGACTGATGCTCAGGTTGCAGCGGCAAACGTTGTGAAAATCCTCGCATCTGCCGATAGCCAGCAGAAATCTGATATCCGCGAGGCTCTGAAACTGCTCGGACAGTTCCAGCAACAGCAAGGAGACAATGCCCGTGCTGATGCAGAGCTTGTCCTGAAAAGTCAGGCACAGGGCCATGCGCAGCGCATGGACATCAGCAGCATCCTGCAAAAATCAACTCAGCAACAACCACAGCAGTAATTAACCCATAACGTGCAATGGCTGTCTTTATGAGGCCTGGCACCCTATTGCCTTCCGATGGGCTGAACATCGAGTAAACAGGGGTAACAAATGGACCAGATGGCAGAAAACACACCAGAAGTTGAAATCGAAACCGACGCGTCAGAGCAGATTCCTGATGATGTCGAACTGGCTGAAGAAGTCGAAACAGAAGATGGCAGTGAGTCCTCCGGTAATGATGCAGAGGAAGCTACTGAAACTGATGACGACGAATCAGAACAGGAATTCTACTTTGGTGACGAAAAGCTGGATTCGCCAACCAGCGAAGATGGCGCAGAGCATGGACTGGTAAAACACCTGCGCAAGACGATTAAAGAGAAAGACCGTGAGCTGAAAGAGCTGATGCGTCAGTCCCAGAAACCCGTCGAGCAGCAGCCGGTAATCACTCAACCGCCGCGAATGCCAAAACTGGATGATGAGGACATCAGTTTCGATGAAGAAATCTACCAGCAACGCATGGCTAAGTGGGCAGAGGATAACGGCAAGTACCAGCAACAGGAGATGGCTCGCAAGCAGAAGGAGCAGGAGCTTCAGGCTGCTTATCAAGAGCGATTATCCAAATATCAGCAACGTGTTAAGGCTCTCAAAGTTCCTGGCTATCAGGAAGCTGAGCAGGCCGTACTCGAGGAAATCCCCATCGAGACACAAAACGCGATCTTGTTTGAGTCAGAGAAGCCGGAAATCGTTGTTCTGGCACTCGGTCGCAACGCTGAACTGCGCAAGCAACTGGCAGAAGTTACCAACCCCGTAGCAATTGGTCGTCTGCTGGAACGTATCGAATCGAAGGCCAGAATCATGCCAAAAGCAAAAACCACGGCAGCCACAACCCCGACAGTTAAGGGGAGCAACGGCGCAGTAATCAACAACCTCGACAAACTGAAAGCCAAGGCGCTGGAAACTGGTGACTGGACGCCGTATTTCGCCGCTAAAAAGGCAAAAAAATAACCTATCGGAGCATTAAGCATGGCTAACCAATTAGCAAAAGACCTTGAAATCATGTTCGAAAACTACGTTGAAGGCTTTGAGGCCGCCTGCGTAGTTTCCCGTAACGCTAAAAAATTCCGTCCCGGTGATACAGCAATGCAGCGAGCAGGTGATGTTCTGTATCGTCCGCAGCATTACCACATGAACATTGAGGAAGGCCTAGACCTCAGCGGCAAAACGCCAACAGCACTGGTTCAGCGCCTTGTTCCTTCTGTGTTCAAGGAGCCGAAAAACATTCTGTACACTCTGGATGCGCGTGAAATGCGTGACCCGGAACATAAAACTGAAGCTGGTCGCGCCGCAGGTATGCGCCTTGCTGCACAGATTGACTCTGACCTGATTTCCATGGTTACGCAGCGTGCTACTAACGTGATCACGATGGCTGACTCAACCACAGGTTCACAGGGCCGTGATTTGTGGAACTGTGCGGCAGGTATTGATGCCACCATGACGGCGATTGGTGTACCTCAGGGTATCAACCGTCGCTCTTTCTGGAACCCCTTCAACTACAAAGACCTTGCTGGCGAGCTTGGTCACCGTGCCTATGCCCAGGGCGCAACCCTGACAGCATACGAAAAAGCGCAGATCCCTCCGGTTGCGTCATTCGATAGCTACAAGACCGATATTTCTGGTCGTGTTCCGAAGGGTACAGCAACTTCCATTACGCTGGCAGCAGCACCTGCGCACAAGGTTGAAGCGAAAGATGCTAACGATATGCCAGTGGATAACCGACAGGGGACCATTACGGTATCTACTGAAGGTTTGCAGGTTGGCGATGCGTTTACCATCGCAGGGGTGAATTCCGTACACCAGATCACCAAAGATACCACCGGGCAGCCGCAGGTATTCCGCGTTCTGGCAGTTAGCGGAACGACAGTAACTATCTCTCCGAAAATTCTGCCGCCTGACAACGCGGATGTCGCCAGCCGTCCATATGCAAACGTTGATGCTAATGCGGCAAGTAGCGCAGCAATCACCATTCTCAACAAAAATGCCGCACCGGCTAACCTGTTCTGGGCTGATGGTTCTGTTGAACTGATGTACGGCAAACTGGCATTCCCGACTGGTCAGGGTCCACAGGTAATGACAGCAACCACCGAGCAGGGCGCTACGCTGATCATGTCTTACGCCTTCGACCACATCAAAGGCGTAACCACTGCTCGTTTCACCACTCTGTACGGTTGCTCTGTACTTGTTCCTGAATATACGGGCATCGTTATTGCCGGGCAGTAATTTGGGTGGGGCTTCGGCCCCATTTTTATTGGGAGAAGACAATGGCACGAACAATGCTCTATAAGCCGGGCAACATGATCACCTGTGGTCAGTTTGCTGTCGATTACATCATTGTTGATGACGAAGAAGTTAAATCTCACCTGAAAAAAGGCTGGGTAAAAACTCCTGAAGAAACCGCAACGAAGCAAAAAGTGGCTAAGGCGGAAGAAGATGGCGAAAACGAAGGGTGATCTCGTTCTTAAGGCTTTACGAAAAGCCGGGCTGTATTCCAATGCCACGTTGACAGATGCCGACCCTCAGGCAATTGAAGATGCCATTAATGACCTCGAAGACATGATGGCAGCATGGCAGGCGAAAGGTATCGAGCTTGGATATCAGTTTGCGGATACAGAAAACGGCATCATGCCGTTACCTGACGATGATTCAGGTATCCCTGCATGGGCAAATGATGGCGTCGCTTTGAAGCTCGCTGTGCAAGTGTGCATGGATAACGTCATTCAGCCGTCAGACGCTCTCCTTACCGCTGCTGACAGTGCATATCAGACAATCTGCATCGCTTTAACCAAAATACCACCACTTGAGCGGCGAAATGACATGCCTCGCGGTAGTGGTAACAAAAGCGCGTTTACGTGGAATCGGTTTTACATCGAGAAAGATGATCCGAGTACGTGAGGTGAATAAATGCCGATTCAGCAACTTCCGCTTATGAAAGGTGTCGGCAAAGACTTCCTAAACGCCGACTATATCGACTATCTGCCAGTGAATATGTTGGCAATTTTGATATAATAAGTACATGAAAAATCGAAACTTTAAGGAGTAGATATGCTTTCTGAGAATGCTAAAGATATACCTGGATTTGAAGGTGTTTATGCCGTAACAGAAGATGGCAGGGTATATTCTCACTCACGTGTTGTTAAGGCTGCGCATGGCAGCACGCAACTCAGAAAGGGGCGCTGGTTAAAGCCTAAAATCAATCAGGGAAGGGTGCTTTATAATATCGGAGCAAAATGGACTTTTGCCCATCGAATCGTTGCAATGACATTCCTGCCAAATCCTGAAAACAAGCCTCAGGTAAATCATATTGATGGCAATCCACTCAATAATAACGTCAATAATCTTGAGTGGTGCACTCAAAGCGAAAACATCAAACATGCATACGCCACCGGATTAAAGAAACCAATCAAGTTTTTCGGAACCAAGCACCCAAAACACAAGTTGAGTGATGACGATGTTCTTGCAATCAAGTCATCAAAAGAAAGCTTGTCAGTAATTGCGGCTAAGTACGGAATATCTAAGACCTGGGCAAGTAGGCTAAAGCGTGATGCTAACTGGGTTCATATAAAGGCTGATTCCAATGGCAATACAACAACTACCACTAATGAAGGGATTGGGGAAAAGTGCGGTTAATGCTGATTATATAGACCAACTTCCAGTCAATCTTTTAGCTACGCCCAAGGAGGTGTTGAATTCATCGGGATATCTTCGCTCATTCCCGGGCATTGCAAAACGTTCCGACGTGAATGGCGTATCGCGGGGCGTCGAGTACAACATGGCGCAGAGTGCTGTTTATCGTGTGTGTGGTGGCAAGCTGTACAAAGGAGAAAGTGAAGTCGGTGATGTTGCCGGAAGTGGTCGTGTATCAATGGCGCATGGTCGGACATCACAGGCGGTAGGAGTTAATGGTCAACTGGTCGAGTATCGTTATGATGGCACGGTTAAAACCGTCTCAAACTGGCCAACAGACAGCGGATTCACGCAGTATGAATTAGGTTCGGTCCGTGACATTACGCGCTTACGTGGGCGTTATGCGTGGTCAAAAGACGGCACTGATTCATGGTTTATCACTGACCTTGAAGACGAATCGCATCCTGACCGATACAGCGCACAATATCGCGCAGAATCGCAGCCTGACGGCATCATCGGCATCGGAACATGGCGAGACTTCATCGTATGCTTTGGTTCATCAACGATTGAATATTTCTCCCTGACTGGTGCAACCACCGTTGGTGCCGCTTTGTATGTCGCACAGCCATCGCTGATGGTGCAGAAAGGTATTGCCGGGACTTACTGCAAAACGCCATTCGCTGATTCTTATGCGTTCATCAGCAATCCGGCAACAGGTGCGCCGTCTGTATATATCATCGGCTCCGGTCAGGTATCACCAATCGCCAGCGCGAGCATTGAGAAAATCCTCCGCTCCTACACTGCTGATGAACTTGCTGATGGTGTGATGGAGTCTCTGCGATTTGATGCGCATGAGCTGCTGATTATTCACCTGCCGCGCCATGTCCTCGTGTACGACGCATCTTCAAGCGCCAATGGTCCGCAATGGTGCGTACTGAAAACAGGCCTGTATGACGATGTGTACCGCGCTATCGACTTCATTTACGAAGGCAATCAGATAACGTGCGGCGATAAGCTGGAGTCCGTGACCGGGAAACTGCAGTTCGATATATCTTCACAATACGAAAAACAACAAGAGCATATTTTATATTCCCCTCTAATAAAGGCAGATAACGCTTTAATAAATGACCTTGAATTAGAAACATCTGGCGGCGTGTGTGATAGAATAGATAAAATATTTATATCAGCCACTACAGATGGAATTAGTTACGGTCGTGAGCAAATGGTCGTATTACAAAAACCATTTGTATATGACAATCGCGTTTTATGGCGAAAGGTTGGTCGAGTTAGACGCCTCATCGGATTTAAATTCAGAGTTATTGCAAAAGGTCCTGTCACATTATCAGGCCTTTCTATTCGTGCAACATAAATCGAAACTCAAGGAGTAGATATGTTAAGTGAAAACGCAAAAGATATCGAAGGATATGAAGGACTGTACGCCATCACTAATGATGGTAGAGTTTACTCGCATTCAAGAGTAAATTTGAGGGGACGCCTTATTAAGGGTAGGTGGCTAAAGCATAATCATAACGTAAATGGATATAAGTATGTGTGTTTATATAAGGATGGCGTAAAAAAGAACATACTAATACATAAGCTTGTTGCATCTCACTTTGTTGGTGGATTTGCTGAAGGGTTACAGGTAAATCATATAGATGGTGATAAATATAATAATAACTATCTAAATCTTGAATGGGTTACTCCATCAGGAAACATCTCACACTCATATGGATTGGAGTCGAGAGGTAATGTAAAAGGAGAAAGGAATGGTAATTCTAAAATATCTAATGATGATGTCATAAAGATAAAAGAAATGGTTGCCAATGGATTTCCTCAGTGTGAAGTTGCTAAATTATTTGGAATTCACAATTCAAAGGTTAGTAGAATTGTAAATGGCAAGGCATGGAGGCATGTTAATGGCTGATTCGAATCTCAACACCCCTGTTATTGTGCAGGCTACACGGCTCGACACATCAGTCCTTCCACGCAATATCTTCTCGCAGTCATATCTGCTGTACGTTATCGCACAGGGTACTGATGTTGGTAATGTGGCGAACAAGGCCAACGAGGCCGGACAGGGCGCTTACGATGCTCAGGTGAAAAACGATGAACAGGATGTCGAACTGGCTGATCACGACGCAAGAATCACCGCAAACACAAAAGCGATAAATCTCCTTGAGGTCAGGTTAACAACCGCCGAAGGGAAGATAGTCGTACTGCGTAGCGATGTTGATTACTTGCTGGATGAGGTTATCGATATTCAGGCGCATCTGGTCACTGTTGACCAAAGACTGGATGACGTAGAAAACGATGTCTCTGGCATTAAGAGTGATTACGTATCGAAAACCGTAACCGAATTGCAGTCTCTTGAGTCACCGCTGGATGTAAAAACATCATATTCAGTTGATGGAATTCAGGTTGTTGGAGCAAGAAATACCGGATGGACTGCAGCCACAGGTACGCCACTTCTTGGCTCATTCAACGCTAACCAGTCATACACGGTCGGCACTACGTACACACAATCCGAAGTCGCAGCTCTCGCTACAGGTTTGCAGCAGGCGCGGCAGCGTATTCTGGCGCTCGAAACGGCACTTAGATTACATGGGCTGATTGACTGATGATTACATTCAAACCAACGCGAAACATCGACCTGATCGAAGCTGTCGGAAATCACCCTGACATTATTGCCGGGAGCAACAACGGTGATGGATACGACTACAAGCCTGAATGCCGTTACTTTGAGGTGAACGTGCACGGGCAGTTCGGCGGCATTGTTTACTATCAGGAGATTCAGCCGCTTACATTCGATTGCCACGCCATGTACCTGCCAGAGATTCGCGGCTTCAGCAAGGAAATAGGGCTGGCGTTCTGGCGATACATTCTGACTAACACCACCGTTCAGTGCGTCACATCGTTCGCCGCACGCAAATTCCGCCACGGTCAGATGTACTGCGCAATGATTGGCCTTAAGCGTGTAGGAACCATCAAGAAATACTTCAAAGGCGTGGATGACGTGACGTTTTACAGCGCCACACGCGAAGAACTAATCGACTTCCTGAATCACGGGAGATAGCCATGTTATATGCATTTAAGCTGGGCAGAAAACTGCGCGGCGAGGAACCTTATTGCCCTGAAAAAGGCGGAAAAGGTGGCAGTTCTGATAAAAGTGCAAAGTATGCCGCAGAAGCTCAGAAGTATGCCGCAGACCTGCAAAATCAGCAGTTCAACACCATCATGAATAACCTAAAGCCGTTTACTCCTCTGGCTGATAAGTATGTCGGCAGCCTCGAGAACTTATCGTCTCTGGAAGGGCAAGGTCAGGCGCTAAACCAGTATTACAACTCTCAGCAGTACAAAGATCTTGCTGGTCAGGCTCGCTATCAGAGTCTGGCGGCAGCGGAAGCAACAGGTGGATTGGGTTCCACCGCAACCAGTAATCAGTTAGCAACAATCGCACCAACGCTTGGTCAGCAATGGCTATCTGGACAAATGAACAATTACAACAACCTGGCAAATATCGGTCTTGGCGCTCTTCAGGGGCAGGCAAACGCCGGGCAAACATATGCCAACAACATGAGTCAGATTTCACAGCAAAGCGCGGCGCTGGCTGCGGCAAACGCCAACCGACCGTCAGCATTGCAGCAGGGGGTTAGTGGTGCTGCATCCGGTGCGCTTTTGGGTGGTGGCATAGCCAGTGCTCTCGAGCTATCAACTCCGTGGGGTGCTGGTATCGGTGCTGGTCTTGGTCTGCTTGGCTCGTTGTTTTAAGGGGTAATCAATGGCTACGTGGCAACAGGGTATTAATTCTGGTGGGTTTCTTGCTGGCATCGGTGCGCAAAATGAGAATGCGCCAAAGGCAAGCGACATTAACGCAACGCTTGGTCTGATCCGCGAAAACAATGAACTGGCTCGCTCAGGTGCAAATAACGTTGGTCTGACCGCGTTACGTGGTCTGGCTGGAGTTGCTGATATTTACAATCAGGAACAGCAACAGAAAGCGATTAGTGCGTTCAATAAGGTTCACGCTGATGCATGGGCTTCTGGTGATCCATCGGGACTATTTAAGTTTGCCCAGGAAAATCCAGCGTTTGTTGCACAGGCACAACAGGCGTTTTCCGGTCTTAATGATCAGCAACGCAACGATATGGGCGATTTAGCCATGAGGGCTAACGTCGCTCTTTCTCAGGGACCGGAAGCCTACAGTAAATTCATTACTGATAACAAGGACAGGTTAAATCGCGTGGGTGCGAATGCTGACTGGATGATTCAGACAGGTATCCAGAATCCAGAGCAGCTATCACACATGCTGACTACTATGTCTCTCGGTGCGCTTGGACCAGAAAAGGCGTTTGCTGTTCAGGATAAGATGGTTGGTCGCCAACTAGAGAAAGGGCGATTGGATGAAAGCATTCGTCAGGCTGATATGGAGAATGCGAGAGGATGGGCAAATATCCAGAACGCTCAACTAGACAGGGCTCAGCGGGCACAAATGCATAATGATAACGTAGCCCTGAAGTTGCAGGAATTAGGGATGAAACAACAGGAAAGCGGAAAGATTGACCCAAAACTTGTTCGAGATCTGAATAGTGATATTAATGGGTTCTCAAAGAATTATTCTGCAATGCGCAGTGCTTCTGACAACCTACAAGCCCTTGGGAAGCGCAACACTCCAGCCGCGCAGTTGGGAATGATTTTCAACTATATGAAATCGCTGGATCCGCAATCTGTGGTACGCGAAGGTGAGCAAGTGCAGGTAAAACGCACTGATGGAATATTCGGCACACTTGGTAACTATGTTAGCCAATTATCTAACGGCAAGATGCTGAATAATGAGCAAGTCCAAGACTTAATCAACACCTCAAAACTGATGGCAAATACTGAAGGCGAAAAGTTTAATCAGCAAATGGATGATTACCTTTCAACTTATGGAGACTCTCTCCCCAGCGGACTAACTAAGCAATTGCAATCCAGAAAAGCCAAGCTGTATGAAGATATTCAGCAGCCTGCGCAACAACAGACACAACAAGCAACATCTGGCGGTCAAACATTTCGAGAAGGTATGACCGCGAAAAATCCTAAAACTGGTCAGAAAATTATTTACAGGAACGGACAATGGCAACCAATGTAGGTTTACCAGAGGGGTTTGTTCTGGATGAACAGCCTGATAACTCACAACTTCCTGATGGCTTTGTGCTTGATTCCCAACCAGAACAGCAGCAATCTCCTTTGGTTTCACCAGAGGAAAATTCCAGACAGGAAAATGTTGTTAATAATGCTAACGGTTTCGACCGTTTTATGTATGGCGTTCTCAGTGGATTGATGGATGTTGGTAAAGGTGTTGGCCTGTTTCAGGATATGACACCAGAAGAGCAAGCCGCAATTCAGTCTCTACAGCAGAAGTTAGCGGCAAAACCATCAACCGCACAAGATGTTGGTGAGTTTGTTGGACAAGCAGCGCCATTTGTTAGTGGTGGTGGGATTATTTCTCAGGTTCCGAAAGGGGCGGCAAGGCTGGCTGCCGCCGCAGGGCTTGGTGCTGGAGAAGGGGCTATTGTAGCCAATGGAACAAATAGCGATGTTGCTTCCGGCGCTGCTATTGGCGCTGTGGCTGGCCCTGTAGCCGAGATTGTTGGTCCAGCGCTTGGGAAGATTGCAGGGAAAATTAAAAATAGTGCCGGGGATATTTATCGCTCATCCGTAGGGATGGGGAGTAAATCATCTAAAGCAACGTTAAAGAAAGCTGCTGGCGCAATGGATAATAAATTTATTGGCGGGCAACGAGCTATTCAAGGTTTCGCCGATGAAGTTAATCCTGATTTTAACGCGATAAATGCCATCCGTGAGCTAGAACTGGAAAATTATGCCACTCCAGGAATGATCTCTAATAATCCTGCTGTCAGGGCTCTTGATAATGCAGTGGCAAGTCTCCCTGGAACAGAGATTAGTGAGGCGCATAAGCGCTTTATTACTGAATTAGGAAGAAAAGCTGATGAAATGATAACTTCATTTGGGGGAAACCTTGATAAGCAACTGGTTTCTGACAGGCTTGCAGATAATTTTGATAAAACCATTTCATCATTACAAAATCAGTCAGATAACATCTACAACAAAATTGCCGAAAAGGTTCCAGTAAGAGACCGTATTGAGGCAACCAATACATTGAATTTTTTAGAGGATTTTGCTGATGACATAGGTGGAATTGATGAATTATCTCCAATAATGAAGCGGACATTGAACCGACTTGATCCAAACACCTTGCCAACGTATGGGCGTTTAGATCTCGCTAGAAAGCAGGTTGGGCAAGCTATTGGCAAAGGCTCTGGCCCATTCAAGGATGAAGAAACAGGTGTTCTTAAAAAGTTATATGCAGCTATAACAGATGACCAACAGGCTGTCGCAGAAAAATATGGCGCAGGGGAGTTATGGACGCTTGGTAAGGAGTTGGTAAAAAAACGAAAATACATTGAAGATGATGCCGTAACCGTTTTGGGTAGAAAACTTCAGCAATCAGCAATTCCAAAAGTTGAAAGTGCCGTTGTTAATATGGCAAAAGGAAACGGTGGTGACTTTAGGCAATTAATGAAGTCAATTCCAAAGGATATGCGGCAGGAAGTTGCGCTCACCTCAATGAATAAAGCATTTACCAGCTATGCTAAATCACCAGGTCAGCAATTAGGGGTTGATGGATTTGTAAAATGGTATAACGGAATGTCACGCAATGGGGCCAATATGAAGGCTCTCCGTGATGCTATTGGCACAGATGCATCAAAGCGCCTTGATACGATTTATCAAGCAGCCAAGGCTATGAATAGACTCAATACTGGTAAGCAGTATGCTAGCAGCCTTGTGGATCAGCAAGTTAATAACTTTCTGAAGGAAAAGGGTAGTCTAGCAAAAATTTATGGAATAGCCTCAAAAGCTGCTGCGGCGGAAGGTGTTACAAGCTTATCTGGTCTTCCTGGTGTAGGTGCAACAGGGGTGATAACGTCCGCATTGATGTCAGGGAAAACAAGCAGGATAAAGGCTGCTGATGCTCTACTGTCTTCTCCTGAGTTTAAATCAATGCTATTTCGCCTGCAAAACGCACCAGTAGACAGAGCAGAAGTGAGACGCGTAATAGAAAGGAAACTGATGCAATCTGGGGCATTTAAGAGATGGGAGAAAACCTTATCAACAGATGAAGCAAAAACCATTGCCCGCACGGGGATTATTACATGGCTCGCTAGTGACAGTTAGTCAACTTTGGTTATTTTGCCTTCTTTTTCTTGATGAACTTTGCATCCATCATCTTTTGATAGCCAAACTAAAAACTTTAAAACCTTAAACACAAGTACGGCTACTGCAATGAAAGCACCAATCGCAATTATTGCTAGTGAAATTATTTGCATTGGTGCTTTTAATGCTGGGAAAACAGTGTAAATGAGCAAAAAAACAGCAATTATGATGATCCATTGCTTCATGTTGTCCTCCCTGGTTTTATTGGTAAGATCACTGCTTTATTTTGGTATCATGGGTTTCACTAGCGGCTTCCTTCGCAGTCGGCTCAGAAACCTTGAAGTAAGATTGAATCTGCGGAAGCGTTATGATTACCGCAAGCATAGCGAGAACCGCACCAACGAGCCATTGGGTCGCGGTCATGGATGTTTTAATGCCATCAATTTGACCTTTGAGCCCTGCAACTTCGCCATTGCTAGCGAATATCTGTCCCTTAATTTCATTAAGTGACTGATTCATAGCTGTAAATTGCTTAGATTGGAATTCTCTGAAAGCTGAAATTTCAGCGCGCATGTTAGCAGATATTAACTCAATTTCTGCTTTGTTTTGACCAAGCTTCGCGTCAATCTCTTCTCTTGATGGGCTGCCCATAGCATGCTCCTCAGTGTATTGTTTTCCAAGATAAGCGATATTATTGTTTTTGGTTATATCATTCTTGGTAACTGGAGGCGAAGCATTGGACTTTTCTCCGAAGCCACCTGTCGACCCCATACGACCAAGTGTTCTCTTTTTCTCCGCTGCATGATCAGCATTTACGGCAGGAAAAGTAATCATGGCTCTGTCAGCTTAATTTTTTTGATTCTTCGTGTTGAGAAACTATATACTTAGCCAGTTCAAGAAGTTGATTTTCACTCATGCGAATGTTGGCAATTTGGTATCTAACTGGCTGAATCTCCTCATTATTAACCCAGTCTGAAACATGCTTAAAAAATGCTATTGAACCAAATCTTGCTCCGACATCCCCAAAAGACGAGTAAGCAAATCCATCAGCATACTCATTTACAGCATCACTTGAGTCCTTGAAGATGGTTTCTCTGAAGTTCACTTTGGTATCTGTCATATTTATTTATCCTTACCATACATGGTCTTTAGCGTCTCAACATCGTGTTCAAGATCTATCAATCGTGATGCTATAGTTGCAAGGTCTAGTGCTTGAATGTGTTTATTTTTTTCGGTCCACGCTTCAAGTGCCGCGACCATCTCAGCATTTAATGAACGAGAATTAGCCTCAGCCAGTTCAATAAGACGTTCCTTTATCTCTACAGGAAGCCTCAGATTCACTTGAGGGTTTTTGTACTTACGATCAGACATCGGCGCATCCTGAATAATTATTTACCACAGGATATGTAGGTATCTATTGACTATCAATGCGTACCTAAATACTATGTATGCGTACCACATACAAAGGAGCAAAAATGAAAGTTAAGACATTAAGGATGCCAGAATGGCTGGAAAAGGCTTTGGAGCAGTCCGCGAAAAAGGATGATCGGTCGTTCAGTAATGAGGTATTGAGGAGACTAAAGGAGTCAGTAGCTAAGGATGGAATTGTTTGTCCAGAATGAGTAAAGCCCAAGCTATTGCGAGTAGCTCGGGCTTAAATCGCCAGTAAATTTTGAGGAAAAACTGACATGAAAAGTATAGCAACAGCAGTATCTACTATCAACGTGCCATTCCACGGCGCAGAGCTTTATGTCGTCAATCACAACGGTGAGCCGTACACCCCAATGAAACCTATCGTTGAAGGTATGGGTATGGATTGGGCTTCACAGTTTACGAAAATAAAGCAACGGTTTAAAACCTCCATTGTGAAAATCACAATGCAGCTTCCTGGTGATGAACAGTGCCGTGAGATTATTTGTTTGGCACTTCGCAAACTTGCTGGCTGGCTGCAAACCATCAGTCCAAACAAAGTCCGCCCTGAAATCCGCGACAAGGTAATCCAGTATCAGGAAGAGTGTGACGATGTGCTATACGAGTACTGGACTAAAGGCCATGTAGTTAACCCACGCAAAGCTAAAAAGGCGTTGCCGGGTAAAATCACCACTGAACAGCAGGAAGCCATTAAACAACTCGTCATGAGTCGCGGTCAGTCTCTGCCAAAGGAAAAACAGGCTAAGGCGATGATCACCATGTGGTCGTCACTGAAATCCCATTTTGGATGTTCATACAAAGAAATCAGTGAGGAGCAGTTTACCGAAGCACTGTCACTTGCAGCTCGAGTTCCGCTTGAAGGTGAGTTCATTGGCAAACAAGAGAAGAAAACCAACGAGCTTTCTGCAAAAGAAGCAAACAGCCTTGTATGGCTATGGGATTATGCCAACCGCTCACAGGCATTATTCCGCGAACTGTATCCGGCATTAAAACAAATTCAATCGAACTATTCCGGCAGATGCTACGACTACGGTCATGAATTCTCGTATGTTATCGGAATGGCGAGAGACGTTTTAATCAATCACACACGAGATGTTGATATCAATGAGCCAGACGGACCAACGAATATTTCCGCATGGATGAGACTTAAGAATAAAGAATTACCTCCTTCAGTACATAACTACTGACAGATAACCAACGCAACGACCCAGCTTCGGCTGGGTTTTTTTATGCCCAAAATTCACCGCAGCAACTAAGCGGCGATGGCCTTGATGGATAGCACTACACAAAAAGTGTAGTGCAAAAAGCAAACAAATACTCACCGTAGCTACGCTGCGGCGATTCATTGTATCTGGAGCAAATTAAATGACAGACATTACAGCCAATGTTGTGGTCAGCATGCCTTCGCAACTCTTCACTATGGCTCGTTCTTTTAAAGCCGTAGCCAATGGCAAAATTTATATCGGTAAAATTGACACTGACCCGGTAAATCCTGAAAACCAGATTCAGGTTTATGTGGAGAACGAAGACGGTTCTCACGTCCCTGTTTCGCAACCAATCATCATTAACGCTGCTGGATATCCGGTATATAACGGACAGATTGCCAAGTTCGTAACTGTGCAAGGCCATTCTATGGCTGTTTATGATGCATATGGTGCACAGCAGTTTTATTTTCCTAATGTGCTGAAGTATGACCCCGATCAGCTACGGCCGCAATTAGAAGATCCAGATGGCGCTAAAAAATATCCTGAGTTGCAGATGGCACGATGGAGAGATTGTGGAGATGTTAGAGGGTGGGGAGCAAAAATAGATGGGGTAACAGATGATTCAGATGCTTTTATTAAAGCTTTAAACTCTGGAAGGTCGGTTATAACAATTCCTGAAGGAATATGCATCATCAAGAAGAATATTAACATTCCGGAAGGATGTTCACTGGTTGGATCTGGCATTGATTATTGGGACACATATAGACCAGCGCCTGAAAGATTATTAAAAAGTTGGAGTAAAGGAACCCATCTTGTATTTACTGGTGATGGAGAAAAAAACAAATATTTTTTTAACATCTCTAATGAAAGACCAGCTAAAATTGTTGAAGGGATATCTTGTAAGTTCACTGAGTTTACGAATGAAGATTCTGTAGGTGTTACTCCTGCTACACCAAAAGCCATGAGCGTAGCTGTTAGTATCAACAGGGCATCACAGTTACGCAATCTGAGAATAATGGTAAGTAAAAATGGTATTGAAGGATACAATAACCCTGATTCTTATTCATTGGGTGATAACTGGGATATAGGGTTGCATGTATACGATAGCTGTGATTCAGTTATTGATAACGTACAGATTGTCGGCTATTGGAGGGTAAAAGGACTACTACTGACAGAAAATGACGGGAGCCTTTCAATGAAGGGAAATCCTGAAAAAACGCACTTTAATAACGTTTATGTCCAGTCAGGAATCGCGATAAGGAATAGCCCTCAGATTGATCTTGTAAGTAATACTGAAAGCTCAGTGACATTTAAACATAAAAAGTCGATGAGAATAACTTCAGTTAAACAGTTTAAAATTGCTGGCAGTGAATCAGTATATACGTATTCAGATGCATCATTTGATGGAACTAACATCACACTATCTGGTATTTCTCCTGAAATACAAGGTACAATAAGTGTAATCAGGTTTCCGTCAATTGGTAATAATTTTAGCGGGACTGTTTTTGAGAATACAGTAGCCACTACTCTTGATCATACATCAGGTAAGCCATCAGAATACTTTGGCCTTCCTGCATCCTTTGCATTAGAGGTTGATGGTTTCCCTGTTCGTAATTTAAGGTTTGATAAATTCAAAGCTCAAACAACATTTGATAAAGGAAATTGCATTTTTGGTGATTGCCGTGATGTTAAAATAACATCATCTGAGTTTGAAAATGGAATTATGATTGCGTATAACCTGACCGAGACTCAGGGTTATACAGGAAATCTTAGATTTTTTGCTTCTGATCTTCAGAGCAGCGTTAACACAAGTGAGTTTAAACCAAGAGACGCATTTGTAGACAATAGACAAATAAAAACGGAGTTTACTGATGGTTCGTTCATTATAAAGAACTGGAGGCCTACAGATACAAAAATACAATGGTCGTCTGGAGTAGATGCTATTGTTCTTAGAGAGTCACCTGACGAACAATCAAACGGAAATATTTACGGGTATCACATTGATGGTAAAAGATGGATTAATGTTAGTGGATATAACAAAGATATAAATATTTCATCAAGAAACTTAAGCGTAAAAAACCATGGTGATGACTCTGCAGTTATTAATATATTCGGCGACTCTGGAAATATTGCCATTAAAGGTAATTTTTCACCAATTATTGATAACAGCAAATCTCTTGGTGCACCATCATTTAGATGGGCTCAGATTTATTCTGCATCCGGGACTATAAGCACATCAGATGAAACACTTAAAACAATATATGACATTACTCAGGCAGAGCGTGATGCTGCGCTGGAAATAAAGGGAATTATATGCAAGTTCAGGTTTAATGAGTCGATTAATTTTAAAGGATTGGAGTTATCAAGGTATCATTTTGGAGTTGGCGCTCAAACCGTAGGAGATATTCTTAGAAAGCATGGTTTAAATCCTGAGCAATATGCTTTTTGGTGTTACGATGAATGGCCAGACGTATGGGATGAAGAGGTGATAACTGAAGAGAGCACAGATCCTGATACAGGTGAGAAAATTTATTCTCAATATAAAACAGGAAATATGATTCTTGTAAAAAAAGCAGGTGGACGCTACGGAATTCGTTATGACGAATTGGCTATGTTTATATTAATGGCAATGTAG